CAGCGTAACACCTTTCATGGTCGCACCGCCAGGGTCTTTTGGGTGGTCAGCCCACCCCCCTTCGTGATGCAGTATAACCGCTAGGGCTTTGGGAAAGTTGTCGTTCATTTCCGCACCATCTTGTTCAGAGCATCTGTCTTTTCTTTACTGCCAGCGGATGAGCCGAAGTAGTAGGCAACGACCCCACCCCAAGCGGTGCCAAGGGTGCCGAGCATCACGAGCATGGCTTCAGACCCACCCTGCGGTGGTAAACCGTTACGTAGCATGTAAAACAAAGCCCCGAAGTACCCAACCGTGATCAGCGCAGCCAAGATACGCGGGGTCCAATCTTTTGTGGCAACCTCACGGTTGCGTGCTGAATCACGATCTGCGTTGGAAATCCGCTCAAGGTCGATGTCAAGCTCACGCATACGAACAGCAAAGTCTTGCTCGGCCTGCTTCAGTGCCAGCAGTTGTTCTGGGGTAGCCTTGGCTGCAGCTTCAGCCAGCTCGGCTTCAGTGCCGTCTGGCTTGCCCAGCAACGCATCAGAAATGGTGCGAACGGCCATACCGGCCAGTGGCCCGCCAACGGCAGAAGCCAGGCTTGGGGCAACGGTCCTGACAAGGCTGAGTAGGCTTTCCATATCACTGCTCCATCATGAAGGTCAGGTTCTGATGACGCGGGTATGTCACCGTTCGCTCACCTTCAGGGCATTTATACTTGATCGTAGCTAGCAAGGTTGCCCGCCCTGGCGCAATCACTTCCTTATCAGACAGGGTGAGCTGGTAGGTAAAGGTATCAATTTCCGGTCCTGCGGGGCCGGTAAAGCGGCTCATGCTTGGGGTGGCTTCGTGGACCATACCTACCCCATCCCGTACCGTCACATTGAACCCTTCTACCGAGCAGTCATCGCGCTTCTTGATTCGTGCTACCGTGACCGTAATTGGCTGACCGACTTTTGCAGGTTCAATCCTGAAATGCTCCGGCGCCCAGGTGATGATCTCGTTCTTGAACCAGCCAAACTTCTCACCTGCACTATAACCACCGACAGTTAAGGCAAACGCCGCTGTTGCGAACTGTATGATGGGTGTGATCTTCGGCAGTTCCACTACGACACCTAATGCAGTTTGAAAGCTATGGCCGCGAGCCCCGTGATGATGGCCCCAGCCGTCACCATAAGGATAGTCTCAAGCCGCTTTAGGCGGGCATTGATGGCCTCATAGCGCAACTGGCACACAGCTTCATGAGACTGTAGCCGGGCTTCGGTTTCGCTGATCTGAACCATCATCCACTCACACCCAAGGCAGCGGCGGTGTCTGAACTTCCGGCGCAATTTTCTCTTTGATCTGAGCGGCGATGTTAGCTTCAACACCGGCTTTATCCACACCGTCAGCCCAAATCCAATTCAGAACTTGATCTTGCGTCAAGTCAGAATACGGCGTGAACGCGTTGGTCGGGGCTGGCACACCGCAAGTGCCGTAGCAGGAGCCAGTGGTGTCAGCCCAGACGCCGCTGCATGTCCAATGCACGGTGAACACAACATTGTTGTGACCATCCGCTTGGGTATGAACGTCCATCGCGACTACGGCCCAAGTGTAAACTGTATCAGCCATTTGCGTTCTCCTGTTCCGCTGGCGCGATTGTCAGTTCCCCGGCAGCAACCAGGGCCATTAGGTTCTGATAATCCGTGTTTGCTAGGTCCAATGGCACGAAACTGGTCACGCCGTTGATGTCAACGCGGATGTCATTGTTGACGCCGTTAAAGGCGATGTATTGGGCATTTGTGTACATGGCTTATAGCTCGATGTCGGCGCTATACTGGGCTTCAAGAGCGCAGTCATTGGCAACACTGTTTGTTGCGGAAAACCGCCCCCTAGATGTCGTAAGATTAACCCACGCTCCGGCGTTCATGTTAGAACTTGCCAGAGTACTAATCAAGGTCATGGTTGGAGCCGCTCTCATCGCGACAGGCCAATTCACAGAACAGTAGAAAGTTCTGTTGGTAACTGTGGGGGTCGCTCCCCCACCAACTGCAACAAGCACATCACGATTGTAATACCTCTGACACAACGCCAACTCCTGCCCATACTGCCGCCGCTCAAACGGGGTAGCAGCGGAGCCTACTTCGAGTTGGACGCCGGTTAGGTAGAAGGTCGCGCCGGAGGTGGCCACAAGGTTTACAGAGCCTGATGTCTTATAAGTCGAAGAACTGCTCCACGAACCAGCGGTCCCGAAGTAAGTGGAACCTGCCCCCATATCAAAGCGCACATTAACGCCAATCCCATTGTCTGTTAGCCATGTGCCGGACGTATCGCCAGCAATGGTGACGGTCTTATATTCCCAAGTGTCGGCAGCAGAAATGGTAAAGTTAAAAAGGTAAAATCTATTATTGGCGCTGTTGCTCATTGCCCCCGAATACGTGCCAGTGACCGACGAGCGGGTCCAGAACGACAGAGTGATCGTCTGTGCGTTTGCTGTGCCCCAACCAAGATCGCCAACGTTGAAGCCTTCAACTGATTGAAACAGGTTAAATAGATCGCTGCTGCCGGGCGTGTAGGCAGACGATGACGTAACCAGCAGGCTATTTGTAAAGCCTGTTGGAGCAACAGTGGAACGCTGGGCAGTTAGTTTGGATGCGGCGCTGACATAGAACGCCCAGCGGTCAACAGTATAGGTTACCGCAAGACTTGCAGGCGTCACACTAGCCCCAGCATTCCGCTGATCAATCCGCATATCGCCATTGATAATCCGGTTCCGCAGGAAGCTGCTTGCAGGCACCGCCGTACCAGCAAAGGTCGCATTGCCGCTGCTATCCAGCACAATGTTGTTGCTGGCGCTGCTGGCGTGCTTGAGGTTCGTGGCTTGCAAGGTGGACATGTTTAGGCTCCTAAAGCGGCCTTGATTTCGTCAGGCGATTTAGCCAAATCAATGGCTTCTTGGATCAGCGCATACTTAAAGCGAATGTCCTTGCGAGCCTGTTCAGCAGCCGCAGCGTCAGCACCAGGGATTTGCTTCATGATGATCTCATCATGCGGCTTGAACTCCTCTGCACGGGCCGCACGGCGACGGTCATGGGCGATGGCCTTGGCCTTGTCGATGTTGACGGTGATCATGGAGTGTATTCCCACGCATCGCGGAAGGTGCGGTCTGACGGAATATCCGCCACATCCACAATCTTAAACGGCTTACCCGCAGGCACATCCTTGGCCGCAATTTCTTCAATCGTCAGGCCGCACTCGGGGGCGGGGATGACGACGGCAACACCGCCTTCGTCTGTGGGGTAGATGATGCGCTGGTTCATTGGATTACCTTTCAGCGGAAGACAGCGAAAAGAATAACTGATGAATCTATTAAAGCAAAAGCGCTGTTTCGAACTCTAAACCTTGTGCTTCCAGTATTCAAAGCAACAAATTCTCCAACACCAACTTCGCTATCGCATCTATAACAAGAGTAATTTCCATCTGGCATTGCGCTGGTAAAATTCACCGTATAGTCGCCAGTTCCGTTATCCGTGATACTGGTGACATTCCCGCTCGCGCGGATGGCGACTGCGCCTGTGCCATTGAAGTTCACCCAAGCGCGGCAACCATACGCAGTGGCGACGGAACCGTAACCGGAGTTGAATTGGAAGTTGGCACTTGAATCAAATGCACCACATTGAACACCGCCTTCCGTAAAATAGATGGCGTCAGCAGCAAAATACATACCCGTATTCGTGTCAGTACCCTGCACAGCTGGGGTGGCGGCAGAGCCGTCAACACCCGCGATACCTGTGGAGCCAGAAATGGTGATTGGCATTAGATGCCTCCAACAGCATCAAGCTGTTCCTGCGTTGGCTGTGCAAATGTCGGATGGTTCCAGGCTGCGATATAGTCGCCCCGGCCATCGCTGTCGTTTTGAAGGCGGATGACGATCAGGAAGTCCTGCGGTAACAGATCGGGGTATATTACCATGATACGTTGATACAGGGTCATTATGCAGCCCTCACAAGCGCGCCAGACATATTTGTATAAACTGAAGACGATCCAACCGTCGAAATAACGGCAGTTGTTGCAGTAATATATGCGTAAAGTTCTAGATAATCTGTAGAACCATTCATATAAACAACTGCTGAACCTACAGAAGTGCCTATACCAGCCGTTGCTGAATAGTCACTTCCATATGTATAAGCACCCCCGTTTTTGTAAAGAACAGAAAGGCATCGTGTTGGAGAGGTGCTGTCAAACGCAGACATAATAAAGTTAATTTGATAATAGCCAGCTACTGTTGGCGTAAAACGATAATTTGTTGCCGTGTCAAAATTGCTATTTGTATCAAAAAGTTCAGCATTTAACTGCACCTTAGTAAAGGTGGATGAAGTA